TTTGATTGTGCTATGCTAAGAAGAGAATATTTATTTACTTAGGGGGGTGGTCGTATGAGCATAGCTCATACTCCCTCCACACAGTTGCCCCTGGCAACTAGTGTGATTGTGTGTGTTGCAAAGGCAACACTACACAATGTAGGGGTATGCAATACCCCCCGTTAATTGCCTTCGGCAATTGAAAGCATACATTATAAAAGCAAATGCCTAAGTGGCATTTGCATTTGCTTTTATAATCAAATGCTCTTTGCAACAATCGTCAGGCGATTGGTTGCAAAATTGCATTTGGTATGCTTTCTGTGTTCCGTGTCGCAAAGCGACAGGAACAGAGCCCCCCTAGTTAATTGCAAGTGCAATTAACTATTGCTACTCAAGCGATTGCCTTGGGGCAATCCATCGTAGCAATACCCCGTAGGGGTGGCTCCGTAAATGTCTAGCCATTGTAATACGATTCAAATAAGCCAAATCGTCAAGCGATTTGCATTTGAATCTGTTGCCACTAGCATTCGCTAGGGCAACATTACAATGTGCTTGGACATTTACTCCCTTGGAGTAATACTTGCCGTAGCCTACAACAAGCGATTGCCAATGTATTGCACAGCAAGGTGCAATAATTGAGCAATCCGTTGTGGCTACTACTCCAAGCTTACCTGTGCTTGCAAATTGTCAAGCAATTTGCTTGTGCTGATTAATTGCTTCAGCCCTTGGGGGCTTAGAAGCAATAATTGCACAAACAGCACAGGTAAAAAACAGTAGCAATCGCAAGTGCGATAGCAACTGTTGCGAGGGGTTGCAATGCAAGGAGTGGAGGGTGCAACCCCTCGCTGTTACAGTCGCTGTGCGACTGTGCAAGTTTGCAAATAAAATGCAACAACCAGGTTGCATTTGATTAGCAAACTTGCCCGAGCAATTGCTCAATGCAATTGCGAGGGGGCGATAGCTATCGCCCTAGGTATCAAAGTGGTGCGAGTAACTTACCTACTATCTGTGTTGCTTGTTGCCTGTGACTAGATTGTATGTTGTCTGTATGGGGGTATGGCTTGGGGTTCTTCTTCTTGGCTTATATATACCCATGACAGAATTTTTTTTGCAAAAAGTGATTCGGTGTAGCTATTATATGCTAAGTGGTATAGCAAATGTTCTCCCTTTTAATTAGGGAGAACAATGCTTTTTGGTAGATGTTATTCCCTTCCCCTTTGCAAATTATACTGCAATAGCAAAAAGATAGTCAAGCAAATAAAAAAAGAAAAAAGAAAGTATATAAAGAAAAAAGAAAGATAAAGGGGAGGAAGGGAATTATAAAAATTAAACCTCCCCTTTTTCAAGGAGATAGTTGACTATAGAAGTCAACTTCAGTTATTATATTCTATGACAGGAGGGCAGGTCAATGGCAACGGAAGCATTTAGAAACAGGCAGAAAACTAAATTTTTAAAGACATTTAAAGAAATTAAAACTGTATACAGTACTTGTGAAGCTATAGGTATTCCAAGAAGAACGATATACACTTGGTTGAAGGAAGACCCTGAGTTTAAGGCAAACTTTGAAGATATAAGACTAGGGGTTGGCGAAGAATTAGAGAGTATAGCTTTTCAATTAGTAAACAAGATGGCTGAAAAGGAAGATTATTCTAAGCCTGTGTTACTGATTACCATGTTAAATGCTAACTTACCTGGAAAATACAGATCTACAGACAATACTTCTGAGGATTCCAAACAATTAATGGAAGATTTCAGGAAGATGGCTGCCAAGAAAAAGAGAAAACCTCCCAAATCCAAGGTAGTTAAAGAAGCAGAGGACATAATCAATGACTCAGACAACAAATGAGCTAACAGATTTCCTTTATGAGAAGGTAGGGTTTGATCCTACTGATGAACAGAGAGTAATATTGGACTCTGATAAAAGATTTACACTTGTAGCAGGTGGGGAACAAGCAGGAAAAAGCATGATTGCTAGTAAATTCCTGCTAAAAAAGACATTTGAAACAGAAGGTGCAGGATTATATTGGCTAGTTGCTGCAGATTACGGCAGAACTAGGGCAGAATTTGAATATTTAATAGAAGATTTTGGTAAGCTAGGCTTATTAAAGAAGGCATCTAAGAGAGTAGACCCAGGTAGAATTGAATTAGCTGATGGTACAGTAATAGAAACCAAGTCAGCCAAAGATCCTAGAACTCTAGCTATGAGAGCACCTGATGGAATTATAGGATGTGAGGCTAGCCAGTTAGATTTAGAAAGTTATTACAGGATAAGAGGTAGATGTGCACCTAAAGCAGCATGGATGTTTCTAGCAGGAACATTTGAGGGTAGCCTTGGATGGTACCCTTCGTTGTTTCAGGCATGGAAGTACGGAGATAAAGACGAGAAATCTTTTTCTCTACCTTCATATACAAATAAACATTTATATCCAGGAGGTAAAGATGATCCAGAGATACAAAAACTCAAGAATGAGGCTAGTGATGATTTCTTTATGGAGAGGATTGAAGGTATTCCTTCGCCACCTACGGGAATCGTATTCCAAGAATTCAGAAGTGACAGACATATATCAGAAAAGGCTAGCTATGTACCAGGGGAACCAGTCCACTTGTGGATCGACCCAGGCTATGCAGGCGGCTATGCAATCGAAGCGATACAGATCAGCGATGATCAAGTTAGACTTATCGATGAAGTCTACGAAAAGTCCCTCATTACAGAAGAAATGATTAATATTTGTCAGAATAGAGAGTGGTGGAGTGATGTACAGTTTGGAGTAATTGATGTAGCAGGGTATCAACATCAGGCTATGGCAGCTCCTGCAGAAGTTTGGATGAATGAAACAGGATTGTACCTTGATTCACAGAAAGTTAAGATCAATGATGGTACAGAAAAATTAAAATCTATGTTAAAATTAGCTCCAAATGGCGAACCAAGATTAATAATTAACCCTAAATGTAAGGGAATATTATCAGAGTTTGGTGCAGCTCCAAATCCTTTTAATGGACAGACACTTGTTTACAAGTGGAAAACAGATAGAGATGGAAACATAGTTGGCAATCAACCCGAAGATAAGTATAATCATGGTGTGAAAGCTGTAATATATGGCTTGATTAATCATTTTGGTTATGCACATATAGAAAATAGAACATCAATCCGTGTAAGGAGATGGTAAATGGCAAAAGCTAGTTATAAACCTGAAAAAATTATAGATAAAGTAGAGAGTCACTATGATGCTACTGAACCATTAAGAAACAGAATGGACAGAGATTTTTCTCTTTACAGATTAGATCCATATGATGCAGGTGACGGCTACCAATCTTACACATCTAACGAACCTTCTACCTATGCAGATAAAATAATTTCTTTTGTTACAGGAAGTGAAATGGTAGCTAGGATTCCTAATGTTTCTGAAAAAGAAGAAAACAGGAAAAAGAATAATAAGAAAGAAAGATTCTTTTTAGGTATTTTAAAAAGTGCTGACGAAAGAATTAAAAAATCATCTATGCCTTCAATTAAAAACCAACTAGCTTGGTATATTACATTAAGAGGTTGGTATGCAGGTAGAGCTTTACTTGTTAAAGATAAAGATGAAGATACTTATGTAGATATTACACCTTGGGATCCAATGCACACATATTGGGGACTTGGTAGCGAAGGGCTAGAGTGGGCTTGTTATAAAGTTAAAAAATCTAAAGACTTAGTTGAAAGCCAATACAATATTAAACTTCCAAGAAACGAAAATTATGATGATGAAGATTGGATAGATGTATATGATTATTACGATAAAGAAATGAACACAGTAGTTCTTTCTAACGGAAGAGTAGCTAAGAAACCTACTCCTCACGGAGCAGACGAGGTGCCTGTATTTTTAGGGCCTGTGGGGTCAGCTCCTATGATACAGGCACTTAATGATATGACTCCTATTGATGATACGATTGCTGATTATGGAGAATCTATTTATAAACATAATAGAGAAAATTATGAAAAGAATAATCAGATAATGTCTATTATGCTAGAGTTAACTTCCCGTGCTAGAAGGCAAGGTTTAAAAATTACTTCTAGAGATGGAACTAAAACTTTAGATGAGGATCCTTATAAGGAAGGTACAGAAATATCTTTGGCACAAGGCGAGAATGTAGAACCATTAGGATTAATGGAAGTAGCTAGAGAAACAGGATCTTTTATGGGATTAATCTCAGGAGAAATGCAAAGAGGTGGAGTACCACACACACTTTATGGAGATATACAATTTCAATTATCAGGATTTGCAATCAATACCCTTAGACAAGGTATTGATTCTGTAATATCTCCTAGAATAGAAGCACTTGAAAATGCTTATAAAAAAATATGTATGATAATATTTGATCAGTATATGTCTGAATCTTTTGACAGCATGGAATTGTCAGGTCAAGATATGAACAGACAATACTTTAAAGAAAAAATAAGTCCTAAAGATATAGAAGGTACAGGTGATATTGAAATAACATTTGTAGGACAACTACCTCAAGATGATTTGACCAAGATGAATATGGCTCAAATAGCTAGAGATGGAGAAGCTCCATTACTTCCTGATATATTTATTAGAGATAAAATTCTTGGATTACAAGATACAGATATGATAGATGATGCTATTAAAGAACAAACAGCAGAAAGAATATTACCTGAAGCTGCACTTTGGACTTTACTACAATCAGCAGAAGATAGAGGCAGACCCGACCTTGCTCAGTTCTATTATGGTGAACTTATTACTATGATGAATGAAAAGCAAACAAAACGATTGCAATCAGAACAACAGTTACAACAGGCAGCTCAACCTCCACAGCCTCCACAGCCACAACAGCCTAGAGGTATGGATCCTAGAGTAATGCCTAATGCAATGATGGGCGGGCCACCTCCACAACCTACACCTCCTCAAGGAATGGTAGCACCCGGAACTCCAAGACCCGGAGCAATGAGTCCTGAAGAACGTATTAGAAGACAAGCATTAAGATAAAGGAAAAATAATGGGAGCACCTATAGACCTAAATAAATATTATGAATTAAAAGCATCAGGATTAAGATCAACTCCTATTGAAGAACCTAGTAAAATTGCAGAATTATATCCACCACTTCCTCAAGGATTAACTTTAAGAGATATTCAAACAACAGGAAGAAATTGGGTTACATTACCTGTAGCAATAGAATTTCCTAAAGAATGGAGATCTACAGACAG